GGCTTAATATCTTGTCAATTTACCGCCAACGCTTAGTATAATGATGATAGCTATACATTAACATGACTAGAGCAGTTGATCTTTTAAAAAACAAGTTTGGAGTTTCTCAACTTTATAAACATGATGTAATAAAAGATGATGAGATTATTCTAACTGTTTATTGGCATCCATTGACTATTGCAGAACGAGAAGCAATACAAAAGAAAACTAATTCTGATGATGCTAACGATTTTGCTTTACAGATGATGATAGAAAAAGCATTGGATAAAGATGGTGCAAGACTTTTTCAAGATGGAGATAAAGCTTCACTTAGAAGAGAAGTTGAAGCAAGTATTTTACAGGAAATAGAATTAGCTATGATTAATGCTGGTGCTGATAAGGAGGTTGAAGAGGCTAAAGCCGATTTAAAAAGCTAATAAAGATTGGCAGTTTTTATTTTTTTTAGCAAAAACATTACATAAAACTGTAGCTGAGTTATGTGAAACTTTAACTATTGAAGAGATGATAGCTTGGGCTGCATATAATGAAATTGAAAATGAAGAATATAAAAAACAACAAGAACAAGCACAAAAAACTAATGCTTTAAGAGGTAAAAGAAGGTAATATAGAGAAAATGTTTTAATTTTTATAGCAAGTGGCTAATTATAATATTGATATTGGTGTAAAAGTACAATCTCAACAATTAGATCAATTTAATAAAAAACTTAAATCTACAGAGACTTTAATAAATAATGCAAATAAATCAATAAGAAATTATCAAAAAGGTAATCTTGAAGTTGTAAAAAGTATTAATGGAGTTAATGAAGTATTAAATCAAGCTAGTAAAAATTTTAGAGAAGTTGCAGTAGGTACACCACAAGCTACGAGAGCAGCTAAAGAATTTGTCAAAGCTGAACAATTAGTAAATAAAACTTTAGCTGAACAAGAAAAACTATTACAAAATACTCGAAGGAAACAACAGGGTAAGGAATTTACCATGGGTTTAAGAAGTCAAGGATTTAAAAAAAATCAAATTAAACAAAGCGATGGTAGTTTTATAAATCAAAGAAGAGCAGAATTACAAATTATAAATAGAGCAGCTACTTTAGAAGATCGTATTAATCAAACTCTTGCAAAAAGAGGAAAAATTTTAAGTGCGAATGGGAAACAAATCATTAATAATAATCAAGCTAGAGGTGCAAGAGCAGGACAAGCAAGAAAAACAGTAGGAAGTACAGCTAGTAGTGCAATTATTGGTGGAGCTTTTCCTTTGTTATTTGGACAAACAGGAGCAGCAGCAGTTGGTGGTGGAATTGGTGGTGCAGCAGGTGGTTTGATTGGTGGTCAATTTGGTTTTGCGTTGTCAATTCTTGGTACTGCAATAGGATCTTTTATACAACAACAAGATGAGTTAGATAAGTCTTTATTTAAAATCAGTAGATCATTTGAAAACGCTGGAAGTTCTGCTGGTTTGACAAGAGCATCTTTTAACGAACTGAAATCAACATTAAGATTGACTAAAGATGAAGTGCTTGCTGTTGCTACAGAATTTGCAAGGTTTGGAGAAGCAGGGGAATCTGCTGCATTTATTTTTGGCGATAATCCTAATACTTTTAAAAATTTAGCTGCTATACGAGATACAAAAACACTTATGACAGCAATATTAGATACTCAAAATGGATTAAGTATTAAACAACAAATTCAATTATTGAGAGAAGCAAAAGTAACAAGTTTTAAAGATATGCAATTAAAACTTAATAGATTAATACTAGAGGAGAATTTAAGACGAGAAATATTAGAGGCAAGACAAATAACAAGACAACAAAAGATTTCAGACATATTCAAAGATCAGTTGAGAATAATGATGGCAATGAAGTTGCCTTTTGTGGATCTTGAAAAACAATTTCCTGAGTTCTTTAAAAAATCTTCTGAAAAAGCTGAAGAAAATGTTGAAAAGATTAAAGCAGAATTTGAAGAACTTATGGTTGAATTACCAGAACTTCAAGACTTGTTAACTGAATTAGATACTCAAGTTCAAGGTATGGGTGTTAGTATTCCATCTGCTATAGATTCGGTATCAGCAGAACTTAAAAAATTAAACAGTGTAGCATTTATGGTTACAAATGTAGCTGATACAGTAGGAAATGCTTTTGGAGAATCGTTTAAAGGAATAGTTAAAGGATCAATGACAGCACAAGACGCATTAAGAAATTTATTTATGCGTACAGCAGATGCGTTTTTAGATATGGCTGCACAGTTAATAGCAAAACAAATACAAATGAGAATATTAGGTATTGGGTTAAACTTTTTTGGTGGAGGACTAGGTGGAGGAGGAGGAGGAGTTATTGATAGTATGTCAGTTCCATTAGTAGATCCACTAACAGGAATAGGTACAGCAGCAAATGGTGGTCAGATTCCAGGTCGTAAGCCTACACTTGTAGGAGAAAGAGGTGCTGAATTATTTGTTCCTAATACTGGAGGTACTGTTATTCCAAACCATGATTTAGGTGGATTGGGAGGCACAACAAATATCGTAGTAAACGTAGATGCTTCTGGTTCTAACGTAGAAGGAGATGAAGATGAAGGTAGAGCATTAGGTATTGCATTATCAGCAGCTATAGAGACAGAATTAATTAAACAGAAAAGACCTGGAGGTTTACTTGCATAATGGCTACTTTTCCATCAATCACACCAACATACGGACAGCAGAAAAGATCCGCACCAAATACTAGAACAGTTCGTTTTGCTGATGGCTATGAACACAGAATATTATTTGGACTTGCTGCTCATCAAAATCCTAAGATATTCAATCTTACTTTCAACGTATCGGAAACGGATGCGGACACCATAGAAGGCTTCCTTGATAGTCGTGCTAATGATAGTGCCAGCTTTACTTTTACTCCACCAGGAGAAGGTTTTACAAAAACAGGAACTTACTCTCAATCAGGCACTACAGTAACAATTACAATTACAAGTCATGGTGTAGCTGTAGGAGATGAGCTTACTATTGATTACACTTCTGGATCTGCAACTGATGGTACATTCCTTGTCGCTTCGGTTACTGATTCAAATGTCTTTACTGTTACTGCTGCTGCCAGTGCTACCAATAGTGGTAATGTTTCGATTACTTTATCTGGTGCTGGACAATATGTTTGCGAGACTTGGAATAAATCTATACCATATAACAATAGAGCAACAATTCAAGCAACATTTAGAGAGGTGTTTGAACCATGAGCAGTTCTGCTATTGTTAGCAATCTTCAAAGTACAAATCCGTCAGCAATAATTGAACTTTTTACTCTACAACTTGATAGTAGTTTGCATGGTGCTACTACTATTTACAGGTTTCATGCAGGTAGTAGTTTGAAAGATAATGGAGAGATAGTCTGGGCTGGTAATAGTTATCAAAGATTTCCAATAAAAGCTGAAGGTTTTGCTTTCAGACAAGGACAGTTACCCAGACCTACATTAACTGTCAGCAATGCACTAGGAACTATCACAGCTATTTTACTTAGTGTGAATACAACAACTGCTGGTAATGATCTTACTGGTGCAACTGTTACTCGTATAAGAACTCTTGCAAGATTTTTAGATGCTGTTAATTTTCCCGGAGACATAAATCCTTATGGAACACCTGATTCTACAGCAGAGTTTCCGCAGGAAATATATAAGATAGATAGAAAATCAGCAGAAAATAGAGAAGTAGTTCAATTTGAATTAGCTTCTGTATTTGATCTTGCTGGTATTCGTGCTCCAAATAGACAATGCACTAGAGCCGAGTTTCCTTCTATTGGTACGATTGCAACATGAATTGGAAAGACGCTGCACTTAATCATGCTGAGACAGAAGATCCAAAAGAATCTGTTGGCCTTTTGTTAAATATTCGAGGAAAAGAAAGATATTATCCTTGTCGTAATCTTTCGATGACAGCACATCAATGTTTTATTTTAGATCCAGAAGATTATGTAAAGGCTACTAATGTAGGAGAAGTAACTGCTGTTGTTCATAGTCATCCGACAACACCTCCAGAAGCTAGTCAGGCAGATAAGGTTGCGTGTGAACAAAGTGGACTTCCGTGGCATATTGTTAATCCAAAGACAAAAAAGTGGGGATATTATGAACCGCAGGGATATGAAGCACCTTTACTTGGTCGGCAATGGGTATGGGGTATTACAGATTGTTGGAGTTTGGTAAGAGATTATTACAAACAGGAAAAAGGTATAACTCTAAAAGACTATGAAAGAACCATTACTCCAGAAGAGTTTATGAAAGATCCTTTATTTGAAAGCTATGCTTGGCGAACAGGATTTAGAGAACTAAGACCAGATGAAAAATTACAAACTGGAGATGTTTTATTAATGAGCATTTTGGATTCCACTTTAAATCATGTAGCTATTTTTCTTGGAGATGAGGTATTACATCATTTAACCGATAGACTATCTTGTAGAGAACCATATTCTCCATGGTTGTTAAAATGCACAGGAAAGAGGTATCGTTATGCTTCGTAAAATAAAATTATATGGAGAACTTGCAAAGTTTGTAGGACATAAAGAATTTGAAGTAAAGGCAGATACTTTGGCTCATGCTGTTAGTTTTCTAATAAATAATTTTGAAGGTGTAGAAAAATATATGAGTCCAAAACATTATCAGGTAAAAGTTGGTAATTATGCAGTAGATGAATCAGAGTTATCTCATCCTATTGGACAAGAAGATATACATTTTATTCCTGTTATCACTGGTGCTGGTAGGGGTGTTGGAAAAATATTACTAGGAGCAGCATTAATTGGACTTGTATTTATGACAGGTGGTGCAAGTTTTTCAATGACATCAGGTTTAACTTTTAAAAATAGTGTTTTAGGTGGTGCTTTTCTAAATAAAGCTTTAACTTATGTAGGAGGATATTTAGTGTTATCAGGTGTTAGTGAAATGTTATTTCCAATGCCTCAACCTCCTAAATTTGAATCAGAAGAAGATCCCAGACTATCATTTAGTTTTGGTGGAACGCAGCAGACAGGAAGAGCAGGAACTCCTGTTCCTTTAGTTTACGGAGAGATATTTACTGGTAGTGTTGTAATAAGTGGTGGTATTGATACTGAACAGGTACAGGCATGATTGAAAAGAAACATCTTATTAGAGGTGCTAAAGGTAATGATCCACCTCCATCTCCTCCGCAACCGACTAGAGAACCTGATACTCTTCACAGTAGACAATTTGCTACCTTTCTTGATCTTGTTTCAGAAGGAGAAATAGAAGGTTTTGCAACAGCATCAAAAGAAGGTAGAACAAAAGGTACAACTGCATATAATAATGCTGCATTGAAGGATGTTTTTCTTAATGACACTCCAGTATTAAGATCAACAGCAGATTCTACTGACCCTCAAACTACAGATTTCAATTTTCAAGATGTAAAATTTACCCCTCGTTTTGGTACTGGAGATCAAACAAAAATACCTGGAATTGAAAGTAGTGTATCAACAACAAGTGTTGGTGTAGAAGTTACTGCAAGCACTCCTGTTACTCGTCAGATAACAAATACAAATGTTGATGCCGTGAGAGTATCTATTACTTTTCCACAACTACAAAAAGCTACTGATGCTGGAGACTTATTAGGTTCCTCTGTTCAACTTAAAATTGCTGTTCAATATAATTCTGGTGGTTTTACAGATGTCATTACTGACACTATTAGAGGTAGAAGTGGAGATGCGTACCAAAAAGATTATCGTGTAAATATTACTGGTGCGTTTCCTGTTGATATAAGAGTTAGCAGAGTTACAGCAGATAGTACAGATACTAATTTACGAGACAGTTTTCAGTGGACAAGTTTTGGAGAAATTATTGATGATGCTTCTGCATATTTAAACAGTGCATATAGTTCAATAAGATTAGACTCAATGCAGTTTAGTTCTATTCCTGCTCGTAAGTTTAGAATCAGAGGAATAAAAGTAAGGATTCCAGGTGCAGGTGCATCTAGCTCTGGTACTCCTACTGTTGATAGTAATACTGGTCGTATTGTTTATCCTGATGGTTATATTTTTAATGGAGTAATGGGTGCTGCGGTATGGACTTCGTGCCCTGCAATGGTGTTACTAGACTTGCTTACGACCTCAAGGTACGGATTTGGAGATCATATAACAGATAGTTCTCTTGATCTTTTCAGCTTTGTAAATGCCAGTAAATTTGCTAATACTCTTGTTGATGATGGTGCTGGAGGACAAGAAGCCAGATTTAGTTGCAACGTAAATATTCAAAGTCCTAAAGAAGCATTTGAACTGATAAATGATTTGTCAGGTGTTATGAGATGTATGCCGATATGGTCTGCTGGAACAATAACAATTACTCAAGATAAGCCTACAGATCCCAGTTATTTATTTAATCTTTCAAACGTAACAGAAGATGGATTTTCATATTCTGGAAGTAGCTTGAAAACTAGACATAGTGTTGTCTCTGTTTCATATTTCAATATGGATAGTCAGGAGGTTGACTTTGAAGTTGTTGAAGATGCAACAGCAATATCTAAAATAGGAACTGTTGTAAAACAGGTAAAAGCATTTGCCTGTACTTCTAGAGGTCAAGCTAGAAGATTAGGTAAAGCAATATTATTTGCAGAACAGAATGAATCAGAAGTTGTTGCTTTTAATACTTCAGTTGACTCTGGTGTAGTTGTAAGACCAGGTGCGATTATTGAGATTCAAGATCCAGTAAGAGCAGGAGTAAGAAGAGGAGGAAGATTATCTGCTGTTACCTCTACAACTGTTGTTACTGTTGATGATACTTCTGCAACTGATTTAGCTTTAGATACCAGTGGTAATCCTGTTGGAGATGCAACATTAGCTGTAATTTTACCAGATGGATCATTTGAAAGTAAGGCAATCTCATCTGTCTCAGGTGCGACTATCACTGTAAGTTCTGCTTTTTCTCAAACACCTAATGTAAATGCAAACTTTCTAATATCAAACGTTACTACTCAATCTCAATTATTTAGAGTAATAACAGTAGAAGAACAAGATGGTATAAATTATTCAATCACAGCTTTATCTTATGTTGAAGGTAAGTATGC